CCAACGTCGCCAAAACCGCAGGGAATGCACCCCCCAACCGGGTCCTAACAAGACTCGGTCCCGCGACACCATCAGTTTCGCATCTCGCCCGCCTCGCTTCGCCGGAATAGGAAATAGACTACTACAGGCATGGGCAAGCGAACTGACTGCCGTGGAGGAAAGGCCCGCGCGTCAACGGCTGGCTGAGATCCGTAAGGAGTCATTCAAATCGACTCTAGAACTCAGCACAGCCTCAACGCGGGCCACGGCAGCAATCCAACTAGCCGCTTACAGCTGGGTAGTTTCAAACCTACCCGACGAAGCAAAGGCGGTTGAGATAACCTCCACCAATGGTGCCGCAAAGGCCGACCTAGGTAAACTAGGTCGGGCTAGGGAGAACAATTCTGCAGGTCCGGTGACACCGGGCCAACCCCTGGCTCTGCCAGGAGAGGGACGCCAACCGGCTCCCTCAAAACGTTCAATCACAACAACCGCACCCCCGACCACTCGAAGTGGTCTAGATGCGACATGTCACCCTCCAAAACGGAGATCGACGGTTCTACGATCCGTCTTCACTCTGTTCAAGGAGGCAACTACACTGCTTGGTTGCGATCAAGCAAGCGTACATGTCGTACACGGATTACCCAGAAACTGGGCGGCCGTGCGGAAAAGTAGTCTAAAAAGCTGTGAAAAGAACAACCTCCGGATAGTCAGGAAAAACTGGCTGGCTATCTCGGAAGCACTCAAGTTAGTGTATGGCGACATCAGTTGCTCAACCAAACACCCATGGAACCGGCACATCGTAATGAGGATGTACAGATTCGTCCGGAGTGTGGTGTTTGGAGGAATCCCATCGCTGAAAGCGTTCGCACACAGTGTGCGTCTAAAGCTAACAGCTGGAACGGGAGACCTCGCAAACCGGGGGAAAACCCCCGAGAGACTGATGTTGGCCAGTACACTCACGAGAGGACTCATCCTCCCAAAACCGAAGCAATCGGAAGTGGAGGAAGAGTGTCGCTCCGCCTCGGAACGATTGCGCGATCCAGCGCCTTTACCGCCGAAGACCATCCTGGACAAACTTGAAAAGTTCATCGGAATGGTCTTCAAAGGGAAGAAACTCACCCGGATGGATGAGCGTACTATCCCTATCCCCGGAGGGAGTGCCTGCTATGAGCAGTCAATCCAGAAGGGGGGCAGTGCGTACGTCTACAAGATGTACACCTCCCGCTCTCCAAAAGAGCGGGAGCAAGACGCAAGGAATCGCGCGATCACGCGTCTGACGGCGAAATGGACAGAGGTGTCCTACGAAGGTGGCAACCCAGAATACTCAGGTCTTCCGATCCCTTGGGGGGATCAGGAAGATATCACTGAGG